CGCGTTGTAGTCAGTGACATAGAGGTTGATAGCCTTCAGCGTCGTTGACGTGACCCGGGCAAGTGCCGTGGTGTCGTTCATGTTGAGCTCATCGATGGTCTTCCCCGCCATCGATTGCGGAACAGCAGTCGCCACAGAGTCGGCCACCACGAGGATGGGCGCAGTGTCAGGAATGAGTTTGCTGTCTCGGATCGCCTGGCACGCCTTCGAAGCGACCATGTTGCCTTCTTCCCAGGTGCGGGGGCGCTTGTAGATCCAGAAAGGCCGGTCAACGTTGAGTCCAAAACCGACCGCAAGGTGCTGATTGAAGGTGCGTTCCCAGTCAATAAAGACGGCGCATCCGCCCAGGCGCTGGGCTTCCACCATCCAAGCGGTCGCAAGCGCGGTTTTCCCGGATGACGACGGACCATACATCTCCACGATCCGGCCGAACGGCAACCCGCCATCAGCGCGTCCGGAGAGCGCGATGTTCAGCGGGGCGTAGCCCGTGTCGATGAATTGCGTTACAGCTTGCTCCTCGTCGTTCTCACCGATGGCCTTATCCAAAGCGGCAAGCAGAGCTGCAGCGGATGTCATGATTCTTCCTCTTGTTGTTCTTGTGTTGATCTAGTGGCGAGTAGCCGGGTCGAAAGTGTGCAGAAACGCCTCGATCTGCCTGAGAATGGAAGCGAAGGCGAGCTCTTCGCACAAGGCGATGAATTTTTCCGGGTTGAACTCTCCTTTCACCATGCGGACGTTCTTGGGATCCGGTTGCTTGCCTACATGCAATTGCATCAATCGCAGGTTCCGAAGGAAGCGGCGGCGCCCATCTTGCGAGGCCAGAGCGATCATTCGCTTCAGCTTGGGGGCGTGTTCCCCGCTGTCACAGCGTCGCCAGAACTCTCGCACGGAGCCGAACTCAGCGAGGACATGGGTGGCGCGCTCTTCCCCGATTTGACCTACCCCGGGAATGTCGTCGGAGCTATCGCCCTGTAAGCACTTTCCTTCCAGGAATGCCATCGGGTTCGCGAACCCGGTCTTATCCATGAAGTTGTCCAGAGTGATAAGGCGAGAGTCATCCCGTAGGTCGCGCCACGTGACATTCGGCGTCAAAAGCAGTTGCACCCAATCCTTGTCGCCGGTTATGAGGACGACCTTCGCGTGCGGATCCTTCATGACGATTCGCCTGACCAGATAGCCAGCCACATCGTCAGCCTCTTGCTTGATATCCGTAAGCTGCCGCACTCCCAAGTGGGCAAGCGCTTGGGATATGTAAGGACGTTGCTTGACATACGCCTCGCGCCTGGCTGCTTTCACTGGGTCATTGTTTCGTTTGCTCTTATATGTCGGATGTAAGTCATACCGCCACTGAGCGCGTCCATCCCACAGAACAATGATCTCGTAGCCGGGATAATCCAGAGCGACTTGACGAATGGTTCGCAGAAAACCGTAGATGGCTTGTGTTTCCATGTCGCCCGACCTGAGCTTGGTCGCATCGTGCGCGGCGTAACCGACGCTGTTACCGTCAACGATTACGGTATTGCTCATGAACTCTCCAAAGAACGAGCCAACGACCCGAAGGTCGATGGCCGTTCAATGCTCCTTCTTAGACGGTCAGTTCAGACCCAGCGAACAACTCGTCCAGCTCTTGGCCCAGGTCCAACGAGGTGTCGACCTGTGCCGCGTTGCGAGCTGCGTTGTTAGCTGAGGTTGCCGGCTCCGATCCGAACACCGCTTCCTCTGTAGAGGACGCGCTGGGGCGGAAGCCTTTGCCCGGTGCCGGGAGCATGCCGGCCACGTTGCTGATCGCCGACAGCGCACGGTTCTGCTTCTCCTCGTTCTCCTGCCGCACGTATTCGTCCAGGTTGTGCACTCGCTCCAGCGCGCTCTTGGGAACGGCGTGGCGCTTCGGGCTGATCTGCACCGAATACTTAGTGTTCAGACCCTTGCCTTCCCGGTTGATCACGATGATCTGGGGATTGGCGGGATCGAACATTTGCGGCCCCCACTCTTCTGCGGTATCCAGAATCTGCGTGAATACAGACTTCCGGACTTCCAGAATTTGCGGGGTGTTCGGGTCGGCGCTATCCAGCGCGAGGACGTTGAAGAGGAAGGATTGCGCAGCGCGCGCTCCTTTCAGCAGTTCCACGGTCTCGTCGTCGGCAGTCGACCTGATTGCGGCGTTCAGCGTCTGACACACTGCGCAGGGCTTGCCGTAGGTTGCTTCTTCGCACGGGTAAACTGCTTGGATCTGACCTGCGGCGTCCTTGATGTAGTGCTGACCCCATTCGTGATAAATCACTTCCGGAGCCGCGGGACGCCAGCCCGGCAAGATGACGTAGCGATTGGCACCCGGGGCGGGCTTGATTGTCTTTTCCGTCGTCTTGAGGGCCGCCTTCTTTTGCTTCATCAGTTCTTGAAGTTTAGCAATGTCCATTTTTCTGTTTTCCTGAGAGTTGATAGGTCGGTAAGTAGGTGCCTTTGGGAGCTATCTTGCGAGAGCTCCGGTTGAGCAGCTTTAATATAGTAAGTTATTACTTACCATCGCAGAAAAATAGAAGGTCATCCCGCACGACTATTGGCTACGGCCTTCAGCATGCGCTCAGAGTTGGCGCTCCGCTCCATGATTCGCAGCTGCCCCTTCATTTCGTCCCTGCGGTCCGCACCGAGTTGGATCAGCATGTCCCGACGGTCATTCAGAGCCATCACCGCGTTCCGATTGACCTGGCTGATAGTCTGAGCCTCAATCACAGCGCTCATCCCCTGCAGCCAGCGCGGATCCATCCTAACGGCGTTCTCGATTGCCTTCTCGGTGACTTTTTCGCCAGAGGCGGTGAGGTTTCGCCGATGCTCGTCGTATAGCTTGGCTTCCAGCACCTTGAACTTGGCCTCGACGCGGTCATGCTGAGCCTCTGCATAGGCCGCTTGAGCTCCGTAGTGGGACCGCAATCCAGACTGTTCCACCATGCAGGCATCCAGCCGATCTTCCGTGACCAGGATATCTTTGGAGAACGCGCCAGGATCCAAGTAGTATTTGAGGCCCGTGACCGCCGGCTGAGCCGGTTGCGGGCTCGCCACCTCAATCATGTCCACATTGGGCGCAACTTCGGGCGCCGCGGTCGACACGGCAGGGCTCTCCGCCGCCGCAGGTGGATCAGTCGGCTCTACCTCGGCTGCGACAGCGTCAGACTCACTGTCCAGGACGCTTTCGACCTCCGCCAGCAAAGTAGCCTCATCAGATTCAGCTGCGGGCGGCTCAGGCTCGGCAAGCGGTGGGACGTTCGACTCCCCCGCGGTCTGTTCTTCCAGTTCAGCCAGCATTTGCGCCAGCTCGTCTTCGTCTACCATCAGTTCAGCGGTTCCCATGGTTCCTCCATTGAGTCATTTGCTGTGTAAGTGCGGTTTAAGATTGCGCTGCGAAGTCAGGAAAGAATCTCGGCAACGCGAGTGAATACATCTTGAAGAATGGCGTCCTTCGAGGGATCGAAGATCAACTGCTGCGGGCTGATCCCGCACACAATGGAGGCGTCCAGCTTCGGGTCATAGAAGACCTTTCCCGCCATTTCCGCAGTGCCGCCCTTGATCCCAGGAATCAGCGCTTTCACGGACGCCGATCCAAGTGCGACGATGATGGGCGGCTTGACGATCTCGATCTCTCTATCGAAGTATCTGCGACAGCCATTGATCTGCTCGTTCGTCAAGAACTTGTCTGACTTTTTGGCTTTGACCAGCGTCGTGTAATAGCCGTCAGCAACCGTAAGGCCGGCTTTTACTATCGCCGCTTTGACAAACTCAGCTGCATCCCCCACGAGAAGTCGTTCAGCCTTCTCCTCTTCCCACGTGGGGCAGTCTGTGACAACCATGAAACGTGCCTTGCTGCTGGCACGAACAGCAGCGTGCGGTTGACCGGCGAGCGAGCACGACTCGCACTTCTTGTAGTCCTGCACCAGCGAGATCACCTTGGCGCGCAAGAAAGGGGCTGAGAGGTCGGTTTGCCGGTCTGCCTTGACTGAGTCGACTATCAATCCAGGCAGCAGCTGAATCTGGTCCCTGCGACGGTCGGGATGCCTGGCAGGTTTACTCCCGGGCTCGATCTCCGAGAAGGCGCCGACCTTATCCAGGTGATCGACATGGCGGACCGTTACTTTTGAACCCTTTTCCGCTGCGACCGTCGCCATGTGCGCCATATTCCGAAACGCGCCGCCCTCTCTATTCCTGAGCTCCACAATTCGCGCCGCAACCTTTTCGGAGATTCCTTTGATGGCCGTAAAGGGGGCTCGGATGTGATTGTCGTCAGGGATCGTGAACCTCTCGGTTGAAGAGTTGATTTCTGGCGGCAAAACCTCAATCCCGAAGGATCGCGCATCCTTGACTAACCCTGGCAGCTTCTCCTCGTCTACGATTGACATGCAAGCGGCAAAATATTCGACTGGATAGCGAACCCGAACCCACATCGTCCAGTAGGAGATGATGGAATATTCCACCGAGTGACTGCGGTTAAAAGCGTAGCCGGCGAACAGTTCGATCTTGTCGAAAAGGCGCTCGGCGGCAGATTCAGGAAACCCGATGGTGGCCATACAACCTTTGGTCCACTTCTCCCGCATTTCGGCCATCTTGACCTTGTCCTTCTTGCCCATCGCTTTGCGTAGATGGTCGGCTTCGGCCCTTGTAAATCCCGCCATGTCTACCGCCAGCTGCATCACCTGCTCTTGGTAGACGATGACGCCACTGGTCGCAGCCAGCGCTGACTCCATAGCCGGGTGCTCGTAATATGGCGCTTTGGCTCCCTGCTTGATCCGGACGAAGTCGTCCATCAGCCCTGAATCCATCGGACCGGGCCGGTAAAGGGCCGTGGCGGCGGTGATATCTTCAAAGGTCAAGCGTCGGCCCACTGCAAGGTCGCGAAGGAGCTTTTTCATGCCGGCTGACTCGAACTGGAAGACGCCGACCGTATCTCCTCTTCCAAAGGCATCCATAATGTCGGGCTCTTCAAGAGGCAAGGCGAGATAGTCGATCTCCTTGCCGTGGCGCTCCTTGATGTATGCCTTCGCGATCTCAAGGACATCCAGAGTGGACAGTCCCAAGATGTCCATCTTGACCAGTCCCCAGTCCTCGACCGTTCGCTTGTCCCAGTTGACGACGGGGGATCCCGCCCTAGTCTCCACGACCGCTCGTTCCTCCAGGGGCTCCCCGGCGACCAGGACACCGGCTGCATGTTGGCTAAAGGACTTCATTACGCCCTCCAGCTTGATCGCATGCGCCCAGATGTCCTCATGCTCAATCTTGAACTTCTCCAGCTCAGGAACGGCTTTTGCAGCTTCCGTAAGCGTGACGGCCTGGCCGTGCTCCTTTGGAACCAACTTCGTCGCGGTGAGGTCAAGGCCGGACAGACCGTGAATTCGGCCCGTATCGCGCAAGGCTGACGCTGACGCGAGGGTCGAATAGTTCGAGATGCCGGCAACCCTATCCCTGCCGTATTTCTCCACTAGATAGTCGACAACCAGATGGCGCTTGGAACTCATGAAGTCGAGGTCGGCGTCGGGTAGGTCTAGACGTTCAGGATTGATGAACCGCTCGAACATCAAGTTGAAACGGATCGGATCGACGTCCGTGATGCCCAGAAGGTAGGCAACGAGAGATCCGCCGACCGACCCCCTCCCTGGGCCTACTATGATTCCGTTCTTCTTCGCCCAGACGACCAGATCCTCCACCAGGAGGAAGTAGCCGGCGAAGCCCATCGTTTTTAGAACGTTGAGTTCGTAAGTGAGACGCGCCTTGTAAGTCGGCAACTCTGCGGCCGAGGGCTGGTGGCCCAATACCGGAGCCCCAAAACGCCTCTTCCAGCCGGCCACACACTTGTTGGTAAGCTCGCGGAACTCGTCCGTCGCCATCTTCGGTAGACAAACGTCCTGCTTTTTGAACTCGTAGGAGCAAAGGTCGGCCAGCTTTCCCGTGTTGGCGACGCCAGCCGCCCACAAAGCTGGCTCATCCAGCCCATGCCACTTCGCAAGGCGAGCCCGCGCCTTAGCCACCCTTGGTAGGATGGCTTTCGAGCTCTCCAGCACAAAGTCCTTAACCTGCTGTATCGGCCTATAGCTCACGGACAGCTGCGTATTGCTGGCGATCGCTGACAGCACATCCAGCGTATCGGCGTCTTCAGCCTCCAGATAGCATGCTGGATACGTCACCAAAGTCGGTAAGTTTTCTGCCTTCGCAACGGATAGCGCCCTCGCATTGAGCGTGTCGAAAAGTGGCGTATCGATGGGGCACAGCTCGACATATGTGGGCGCATGGGTCGCCAGGAGATTGACGATTCGTTCGTGATCCGGGTTGTGGAAGACGTTGAACATATCCCCCGTCGAGAACACCACGCCGCGCAGTTTCAGGACGTCGTCCAGACCGACCCGGCTGTGATAGTAGAAATACTCTGGGGAGTTCCCCTTCGAGAGAAGCTTGAGAAGATCCTTGATCCCTGTCTCGTCGATCGCATACGCCTTGATGACGTATTCCGGATTGGGCTTTGGGGCGATGCCCGAGCTCTTCTTCGGGAGCCTGTAGGTCGGGTCTTCCACAACCCTAAGCCGACATCCGATGATCGGCTTGATGCCAGCCTTTTTCAACTTGGTGCTGAAGTCGACCATAGCGTGAATGGACATGGTATCGACCAGAGCGACCGACTCGTATCCGACAGCCTTCGCCCGCTCAACAATGTGGTCAATTTGGAGCATCGACTCACCGACCGAAAAGTCCGATCGGACGGCCAGTGCGTGGTTGTAGCTCAATTGCTGCCTCCCATCTCCGCGAGCATCACCCGACCGTCAACCTCCTTAGCAAAACCGAAGGCAATGAACACTGGCGTTACGATGCTGACGTGGGAGCTGGCGGTTTGACCGCTCCAACCGAGCTCGGCCTCAAACGACTGCTTGAGGCTTTGTCGGCTGTATCCTTTGAGCAGACAGTCAGATGCGACGCGCAGCCACTTCTGGCGGTCATCGCTGAATGGATTGCGTCGGGCGGAAAAGTCAGCACGCATCCGGGCAATCATTCCCTTCCGACACAAGTTCTGGGCGAGCGCAGCCGGCTTGATGTTCAGCCGTTCGCAGATCGCCTTTTCGTCCGGCGATATGTCGACCGTCACGGGTTCGACAGGCGCGGTTCTTTCGACTTTCGCGACCGCTGCCTGAGTAGCGTTCGGGCGGGCTTGATGAGGTGTGCCGGCCTTATCGTGCAGCTTCAGCAAGTCAGACACGTTGACCCTATCTCTAATTCGCTCCAGGACGACTCGCGCCTCCTCAGCGCAAGCCGTGTTGTGCTTGCACGCGCCACATACTTGTGAGGTGAACGAATAGATGCTTGGAGCGCCAAAGCAAGCTGGCGCCGCAGTTTCAAATGAAGCGATGTGCATAATCAGTCTGGACTTGCTTAATTTCTTCCAGGGCGCGTTTGACGTCCCTCTTGTTCAGACCATGAACGGTGACCATGTAGTCCCCGATGGATGTAACGGACAGATCCGTGGCGGCACGGCGGGCGATTCCGATGCTTCGGGCGAAAGCTGCGTGGGCGGCCTGTCGGTCGAATGCATCCATCAGGTCTTCCGGCGGCTCCACCAGCCAGTTCAGAATCAACTTGGCGAGTGGGGATAGTTTCTCGTCCAGAAACGCCAGATACTCGTGGACTGCGGCCACCGATTCGGGATCGGTGATGTCCTTAAGCAGAACCTCTTCCATTGACAGTTCTTCGCCGTCATGTGAGGACATCTCCTCCACACTCACCGTCCCGTGTTTCAGACGCTCTTCCGCGAGTGGCCCAACCAGCGCGTTGATGTTGTGTTGGGCAGCCCGCCAGAAGTAGGTGCTGAACTTGCCCAGTTCGGGGTTGTAGCCGGCGTAGCACCTCAAGAACGCCTCGCACGCCGACTGGTAGAGGTCGGTGTAGTCGAGCGAAATCCCAGCGTGAGCGACTCGCCGCATGGCCTGACCGCAGAACTTGTGAATCAAGCCTTTGTTAGCTTCGTAGAACTCGTCTTGCGCCAGCTTTTGCGCTGGCGCGGCCGTTTCATGTTGCGATTGAGCAATCACGATTACCTACCCCTACGCGAAGATACGTTGCGCCAGTCCTTCCGCAGTAGCCTTGTCTACCCGGCTTAGCTTGTTCATAAAGGCAAGCTCCAGACCAGTCTTGAAGTCAGCCCGCATGGTTCCGATTCGGGCCGCATAGATCAGAGTGCGAGGCGAGATCGTGTCGTTCATCTTCTGGGCGGCGAACGACTCCCGGATCTTGCCGGCGAAGTCCACGAGCTTTTTGGCGTCGTCGGCATTCAGACGGGCCTGCTTCTGCAGAATCTCCATCTCCTTCTTCGGGTCCATATACTGCTTGTGGACGACGATCCCGAATCGGTCGTAGTTGGCGCTGTTTTGGAGCTGCGTGCCCTGGTAGAGGCCGGTTTCATCACCCGAGCCGTTCGTGTTGCCGGTAGCCATGAACCGGAACTGCGGGTGCGGTTCGATGATTAGATTTTCACGGTCCGCGCCGTGAATCACCAGCGGCTTGCCTTCGAGCACAGCCTGATAGACAGAGAGGACGGACGGAAGAGCGAAATCGTATTCGTCGGCCATGAAAATCATGCCGTGCTTCATGGCTTGCGGCAGCGGCCCGAGTTCAAACTCGGTATTGCCGTTCTTGACCGTCCACTGGCCGACGATGTGGGCCTCTTCGATGTTCACGGTGTGCTGGACCCGCATCAGTGGACGGTTCGTGCGAGCGGCGATCTGCTCGCACAGCTCGGTCTTTCCGGACCCCTTGTGGCCCCAGATGTAGACCGGGATATTGAGCTCCAGCGCCATCGTGACGTTCTTGAGTTCATCCACGTCGAACACGTAGTCGTCGGAAACCTCCGGCACCAGCGCGGGGAAGTCGTGACCATTGAGGACGGTGATAGGTATGCCCTTCCCCTGGCGCGACATGGCGCTCTTCCCGCTGAGATTGAACAGCTGGTGGAAGAGTTTCTTGGAAGTGGGGCCGGACGGCACGAGCGTGTCGACCGAGGCGGGCGCGGGTATTGCGGAGGTTTCGATTGCCTCTTTCGCGCCCCCTTCCTCTGACTCCTGTCGACTGGCTGCCAACTTCTTCTGCAGGGTCACCTTCGCCAGCTCGGACATCAGCGGCGCATCCGGCCATTTCGCCTGATACTCTTCCATGGTCATTTCCGGGTGTGCCTGCTTCAGATGGGATGCAATGACATGCACCTTCGCACCACAATGTTGGCAAGTGATCTTTTGGTCGCTCATTCGACGCCTCTCCGTTGGTTCATTGACTGCGATACACGATCGCTACAGACGAAATGTTAGATACGAAGCTCAGGAAATATAGTAAGTTTTTACTTATACTACAGGGCAAATTTTTAGTCCGATAAGAGCAGATGTCGAAGCTCCTTGATCGTCTGAACCGGTAGCTCCTTGATATCGTTTATCACCACATTCTTGTCGTAGAACTTCCGCACGGCGTCGGAATGGATGCCAATACCGATCGTCTTGATACCGGCCGCTGACACTCGCTTGACGACGGACTTCAGGTGGCTGGACAGCACGTCGCCGTCGCAAGCTCCAGCCGGATAGCCATCCGATAGGACGATCATGATCTTTCCCTTTTCCTTCCGAGCCAGCAGCCTCCGGGCCGCGATTTCCACGCACTCGCCGTCAATGTTGTTGCGCATCATGCTGCAATTGGGCAGCCAACCAAATCGCTGCCGGGTTACTGCCGTCATCCCCTCCTCAAATCCTTTGAGAATCGGCATGTAGAGCGCCTCCACCCTACTGAATCGCGCGCCAGTTCTGGCTTGCTCCTTCCGGATCTGCTCGTAGGTGTCGCGACCGCCCTTCGGTTCGGTGGTTGTGAAGCAAATCGCTTCACTCTTGATCTTCAGGCGTTCCAGCACGCTCGTCAGGGCATACGCCGCTTGAGCCGCAAGATGGATCTTCGCGCCCGACATGGAGCCGGACATATCGATCACCAGGCTGACCGCGACATCTTTGCTGCGTGACTCCTGTTTTCGACTGAACACACGAGGGTCATTAAACCGAAGGCGAACCAGACCGGCCGGATCTAGCTTTCCGGATCGATGGCCGTGAGACCTAACCGATAGCGAGCGCGCGGCTACGGCTCGCTCCAGATCTTTCTGGATTGGGGCGACCATATCGTCAACGGCATTCGTGAGCTCCTTGAGCATGTGGTCGTTGAACCCACGGCCTACCGTCAAGGGTTCAATGATGTCGCTGTCGGTAGAATAGGGAGCGTATTTGGCATTCGAATTCGCTTCGACGGCTGAATCTGCGATCGCCTGTGACAGCGCCTTGTCGAAGTCGTTGGCGGTGTGTCGGTCGAGCTCGCCGAGCGCAGCGGCGACTGCCGACAGGTCTAAGGACGGAGACTCCCCTTCGTCGTCCGCACCATCTTCCCCCTCGCCATCCTCTTCGTTCTCTTCAGACTCGTCAGCCTCTTCCTCTTCGGACGATTTGCCTTCGCTTTCCCCGCCTTCAGATTCCGCACCCTCTTCAGGGGCCTCCCCGTCGCCCTCGCCACCGGTCGACTCTTTCTCTTCCGATTCGTCCGGCTCGCCCTTCTCTTCTCCCGATTTGGGCGTTTCACCGCCCTCATTGGGCTCTTCCTCTTCGCTCTCTTCCTTCGCTTTCGACGGGGTCGGCGTGCTCTTAGGCTTAGCCTTACCCGATTTCCTACCACCAGCCGACTCGGCCCGGCTGCTCCTTCCGGATTCGGATTCTTCTCTCTTGTCGCCACTTCCTGCTTGTGAGTTTGCACGGCCCTCGCTGATGCGCTTGTTGATCTCTTGGGCCAGAGCCAAACAATCTTCAGTGGACTGCGCCGCCTCCATCTTCGCCGCGAGGTCTTTGATCGCCTCATACAGCGGGGCGACTAGAGGCATCTTGTCCTTCATGAACTGCTGAAACACCAGCTGGCCGGACATTGCCCTGATCAACGGAACCATCAGCGTCTGAATCGCCGCCTTATCGTCGCCGGATGCCTGAGCTTTCTCGAATTCTGGAATGATGAACTTCTTCAGGAAGAACTCGCCCACGTTGTCCAGATTGAAGGCAGAGCCCTTATACCGTTGGACCATCGCCTTTTCGACACGCGGATCTTCGAGCATGTTGAGCAACTGATGGAGTTGCTGCCCGCCCAGTTCATTAGCCTTCCGGATGGTCTCGAAGTCGGTAAACAGCAGGTGCGCGACTTCGTGATCGAGAAAGCCTTGAACTGCGTTGCAGAGCTCCTCAGAGGCGTTGTCGGGAAGATACGGCAGGTTTACCCGAATGGGCTTGCCGGTCTTCGGATCAAGCTCCACCGAGGCCGATACCCCACGTTGGGTGACCTCCAGCCCGCTTCCCGCCAGCATCTGCGTGACTTTTACGATGCTCTCGCGGAGGACATAAACGTTATCGTTCCTCATGAATTCTCCGTTTTTAGTAAATATTTACTTACCAGACCGAAGCATAGCGAGCGAACGTAGGGGCTCACAACAAGTCTGTCAGGGGAATGAAAAAGGAAAAGCGAGGCGATCCCTCACTTCGATTTGCTTAGGCGGTGATTGGCCCACCTTGCATGGCGGCAGTGCCGTTCACCGTGGTGACGACAAGCACGCGGCCCAGCAGCGGATGCTGGCCTTGAACGACCTGGGCGCACCCCAAGTCGATGTTTGCTTCTATGTTGCTGATCTCCCCCAAAACCTCGAAAGCCTTTTCGAGCGATACCTCTGCCAGATGCAAGTGGCTGGTAGACATGTGCCTCAACCTAAAAATTATGAATTCACGATTGATAGAACACGCGAATTATAGTCAATTCTTACTTAATTTTTCTCGCCGAATAGTGGATATTATTCGACCCTTCTGACTGCTTACGTGGTGCTGGCTTTGCAGTTGATACCTCTCCTTGTTCTGGAATAAGTAAACATTTACAATAGCTACCGCCCAGGGGATCCAAGTTCCCAAGTAAACTTTTACTTATCCGCTCATATAGTCAAGCGACATAGCGAGGCCGTTCTCGCGCTCACCACCTACTCGTAAGGGGGAACAGTGACCACCAAAACTCAAAGACCGCAATCCAGGCGGAAATCGATGTCCGTCAAGGAATGGCTAGAGCTTCGGATTCGTCTATCCGACAAGACTCAGACTGAGATCAACAGGGAAGCCGGCTTTAGCACGCCTAACATGCTGACGCTTATGAAGAGCGGCACGTCGAAGGTGCCATGGGCACGCGCAGCGCGAC